CCCGCGCCACGAATATTCGCGCCACGCACGCATTGTATCGCCCATGTCCGCAACCATCCAATCCGGGCTGGAGCGCTGGTTCAATGATGGCGTTCCCGCTGCTGATTGCATCGTCGAGGACGCCGCCGATGGGATCACCATCGCCGATGCGCATCTCGACCCAAGCGCGTTCGCGCCCGCCGACGATTCGTCCTCGCGACTCGTGCTGCCCTATACGCCATTTCCGCGGCAGCGGGAATTTCATCGGTCGCCGGCGAAGTATCGTCTCTTTGGCGGCGCAGCAGGGCCGGGTAAATCGAAGGCGCTTCTCATGGAGGCAATTCTTCAGGCGCACGAGCATGCGGGTGCGAATTCGCTGCTCATGCGCCGCACCTTTCCAGAGCTTGAGGCGTCGCTTCTGCTCTATTTTCGCCGCGATGTTCCGCGCGAACTTTACCGCGCGTTCAACGACACGAAACACGTGGTCTCCTGGTGGAATGGCTCGACGACGCGCTTTGGCTACAGCCGCAGCGAGAACGACATCTACCAATATCAAGGCGCTGAATATCTTTTCATTGGCGTTGACGAACTCACGCTTTTCACCCTGAAGCAGTGGCAATTTCTGACGTCGCGCAATCGCTGCCCGGTGCCCGGCGCGTTTGCGAACATGGCGGCTGCATCGAATCCCGGCAACATAGGCCACGCCTGGGTGAAATCGCTTTGGATCGATAAGCAGGCTGCGCCAGGAATGGAGCGCCCTGGTGAATACGATCCCGAGGACTACGCGTTCATTCCGGCGCGCGTCTGGGACAATCCAATTTACGCGACCGACGCCAACTATCTAAAAACCCTTCATGCGTTGCCCGAACATTTGCGCCGCGCGTTTCTAGACGGCGATTGGGACGTTTTTGCGGGGCAATACTTCAGTAATTTTGATCCCGCGCGACACGTCGAACGCGCCGAGCGCATCGGATTCGCGGATTGGTGGCCGCGGTGGATTTCGATGGACTGGGGTTTCGAGCATCCCGCCGCCGTCTACTGGCACTCGCAGGATAAAACACGGACGGTGACGTATCGCGAATTCGTCCGGCAGCACATGAGCCCTCGCAATTTGGCGCATGAAATTGTCGAACGTTCGCGCAGCGAGAGAATTTCGAATGTGTATTTGTCGCCCGATGCCTTTGCGCGCCGCACGGATGAGTCTTCGATCGCCGAGCAGATCGGCGACGTACTTGGGGCGAACGGATTGCCGCGGCCTGTTCCGGCAGACAACGATCGCGTTGGTGGATGGCTATTGATGTACCAAATGCTTGACGCCGGCGAATGGACGATTACGGAGAATTGCGCGGAGTTGATTCGCACATTGCCGTCGCTGGTGCGCGATTCAGCGCGCGTCGAGGACATCGAAAAAATGGACGGCGATGACGCCGCCGACGCGGCGCGTTACGGATTGAAATCGCGGATGCGATCGCAGACCGGAGCGAATGCGCCATTCGACCAGCGCATCGCCGCGCGCGTTACATCGAGCGACCCGACCATTCGCGCGATTCAGGCGCGCAAGGCCGAACTCGACGAGCAGCGGCGCAGCGGACCTATTTCATTCGCGCGGCACCATCCGCGCCCCGGTGCGCCGTTGCGCTGAACCTGCGAGGGCTTCCAGCCCGCGAATTCCCGCCGCGGCGATCAGCGAACATTTGCGGGCGAGGTGCCAGAGCCACGAATTCACGCTCGGCAACTGTAGAGCTGGTCGTAAGACCAGCCGCTTTTAGGATGGAATACGCATGTTCTCATCGCTTCGCAAAATCTGGGTGCGCATCACGGCGTCACGCTATACGCGCGCCCTGGAAGACGAAAATGCCCGGATGCGCGCGGAGAATCGTGCGCTTCTGAATTCGATACTTGGGATTGCGGGCATTCCGCCGTTACGCATGGATGCTGAAATCGAGCGACAGCGGGGGGGCGATGTGCGGGCTGGGTCTCGCAGCGGGAAAGGCGGCACCTCTTATGACGCGTCCCACAATTTCCATCCGCGCGTTGACGATAAACATAAAGCCGGACCGCAACGCGAGACTGCTGAAGGTGACGTAAGGTACAGCGATGGCAGCGCCGACGAGATCCGCCGCAGCGTTCGCGCGAAGGGCCTGATCGTTTCTGCGAATCCGTTGCGGCGGCGTTCGTGGCAGCAAATCGGACGAATGCTTGAGATCGAAAACGTCCGCCGCATGAACAATCGCGACAATTCCGATTCGATGCTGTAGCGAGGAGCAAACATGCCGATCATTCGAGGACGATATTACATGAACCCCACGATGGGCGCAGCGATCGAGAACACTCGCGCGCTTGGCAACGCTTCGCAATTGGGCGACGGCCCGAGCGATCCATTCACTGACGAGGATGCAAGCGAATCGTCCAGGCAGGAAGCCGGCGACTTACCCGCGACCGCGATACATCGCGTTGAAATTGAAATCTCAGCGACGCGGGGTGGCGGGCGTTACGGTGGGCGAAATTCACGTGGGTACGTGGCGCATATACATCGCGAAACGATTGACGCGGCGCCGACGGGAGCGAATAGCGTGCGCGGCGCGTTTGGAGTTCCATCGGAAGCGCCGGGGATTGCGGCGCATTTTGGAACGCAGGCGGCGCCGGGATTTGTGCCTCGCGGCGTTTTCGCGCTGGCGCCTGAGACGCACGTGTTCACGACGCCGGGGGATCTGGTGAATTTTCTCCGCGACACGCTCACCGAAGATTAACCCTAAACCCCAGCCGGCCACTCCATCCGATTCATCGAGGACACATGGCGAACGATTTCAATATTACCTTTCCGGGCGAACCGGCGCCGGCGAATCCGGCTGTCGTGCCGGTGGAGAGTCCCGCGACTGGGCCTGCGCGGCCTGATGATCCGATTTCAGTTCTCGAAGCCGTGGCGTATGGCGCGAACAACGAACATCTGCCCGATCGCCTTCAGGCTGCGTTGCGCCGCATCGTTTTCGATTTCACCACGGAATCCGAGACATCACGCCGCGCGGAAGTCCGCCGCATCAAGCAGGCGCACCAATTCTGGCGCGGCCTGCAATATCTCTGGTGGAGCGAGCAGGATCAGAACTGGCATCTTCCGTTCGAGCAAAAATTTAGCGATCAGACTTCGCTCGAGGATATGCCGCGGTACGAATTCGTCACGAACATCTACCAGGCTTTCGGCCTTTCCATCATCGCCGTCCTTTCACAGGATATTCCGCGCGTGCGATTCTTTCCTCAATCGGCGCAGGCGGAAGAGGATGTCTCCGCCGCGAAAGCTGCCACGGAAGTATCGCAGCTCGTCGAGCAAAACAATCGCATTGGCAACGTGATCGTTGAGGAAGCGTTTCAGCTTTGGACGAGCGGCAAAGTTGGCGCGTATGTGCGCTACGTCGTGGACGGCCAGCGATTCGGATTTCATCCCGAAACGCAGATTGCAGCGCGGCAGGTGAAGATCGCGCCGGATGTTTGGCGTTGCAAGCAGTGTGGAGCGGAAACGCCGGCGAATGGAAATGCCGTGGCGCCGAATGTTAGTGCGGCGCTTGCTGCGCCGCCGCCCTCGGGAGCTAGCACGCCGATGAGAAACGGCCGGCCTTCCCCCGAGCCCTATGGAAACGCGTCAGCGGCAGCCTTGCCGCTCTGCGAATGCGGAGCGCTCTTTGAGCTTGGCGATTACGTGCCCGGCGACGTGGTGACGGTGCCCGCGGCGCAAACGCGCTTGCGGGTACCGAATGGGCAGGAAGTGGTCACGATCGTCGGCGGCCTCGAGCTGAAGACTCCGCCTTGGGCGAATGAGATGCACGAGTATCCGTTTCTGCAATGGAACATGGAAGTGCACCAGGCGCGGTTGAAGGCAGCTTACCCGCATGCGGCCAGCAAGATTGGGCCGCCTGTCGCGCCGGGGGAATCCGCGCAGTACGAACGCCTCGCGCGCCTAGCGCAGTCGCAAGGCGGTCCGCTCACCGAGGGCGGCGACTACAACATGAATTTGATCACGTTCCAGCGAACGTGGCTGCGCCCGTGGTCGTTCTACCAACTCGACGATCAGAAACTTCGCGATGAATTGCTCGCGCTCTATCCCGACGGCTGCTACGTGGCTTTCGCGGGTGACGCTTACTGCGAATCGCGCAACGAAAACATGGACGATCACTGGCGCGTACTTCACGCATTGCCCGGTGACGGATCGAGTGGCCGGCCAGCGCTTGGCGATGCGCTGATTTCCGTGCAGGAACGGTTCAACACACTCTCGAATTTGCAAATCGAAACGTACGAGTATGGTATTCCGCCGATTTACGCGGACAGCGAAGTCCTCGATTTTGACGCGCTGCAATCGCAAACTGCCGAGCCCGGCGCGCACTATCCCGCGCGCGCAAAGCCAGGGCAGCCGCTTGCCGCAGGATTCTTCCAGCCCGAACCCGCGCAAATTCCTCCGGACCTCGCCGAGCACGCTGCGAGTCTTATGGGGCCTGTTGCGCAATTTCTTACGGGCGCGTTTCCGGCCCTTTTCGGCGGCGTGATGACGAACAACGACACCGCCGCAGGATACGCGATGGCTCGCGATCAGGCGATGGGGCGGATAGGTCTTGTTTGGCGCGCGATGAAATTCTTCCACGCGGACGTGATGCTTCTCGCCGTGGATTGCTTCCGAAAGAATCGTCCCGGTGACGTCGAAATGACCCTC